CCCAACAGCCGTATTAGCTGTTCCAGTAGTCAACGCTGTAAGAGCTTGGTAGCCGACGGCTACAGTGTTTTCGTAGGTTGATGTTCCGCTCACACCAAGGCCAGCGTCGCGTCCAATCGTTACATTATTGCCTCCAGTCGTGTTTATACCCGCGCTTCTTCCTACTACGGTACTGTTAGAACCTGTGTTTCTTTGACCAGCTTGTGGTCCAACAAAAACATTGCTTCCTGCTGTTGCGCCTGAGAATTGACCAGCCCTCCACCCTATAGTTACAGAACTACTCCCCCCATTAGCACCAACACTACTAACTGCGTCTTTACCTATAACTACGCCGTAAGTTACGGCAGCTCCAGAGCCAGCATTACTTCCTATTATTATTGATGATACTCCGCTCGTTAATTTTAAATCACCAGTAATTTCTACATCTCCGACTACATCAAGTAACTCACTAGGTGTCGCGGTTCCAATACCTACATCGCCTGTGTTGTAGTAGATGTCGCTACCTGTAGTAGTCCAAGGGGAGCCTGAGAAGTCTACGAACGTAACCGCACCAGCACCATCTGTTTGTAAAAGCTGCCCGTTTGTTCCATCAGCGGTAGGTAGAGTATAAGCAGACACTTGCCCTGTTGCACCCCCGATGAAAAACTTACCGCTTGCTAGATTCGGTATGTCGTTTGACCTACCGATAGCAGAAACCTTCATTTTCTGGATGTTGCTACCGTTGGTCTGAATTACAATACCGACATTCTGAACAAGTTCGTTAGAGGCTGTAGGTCTTGTTGCTGTTAGCCCCCCGTTATTACCCACGTAGACTATATCACCAATAGATACCCCTGTCAGCCCAGTGATCGTCTTATTAAATAGTCCCGCTGCAATGGCCACACCAGTAGCCCCTATAGCCAAGTCCTCAAAAAGGATTGATGTAGATGGCATTGTAGCAGGGTTGTTAGCGCATGCTTTGCCAACAAGGATGCTGCTTCCTTGAACGCCTTTAACATATAAAGGTGTCCCAGAAGTAAGGGCCGACCCTTCGTCGTTCTTGACCTGCATGTAAACAGCCTCTACATAATCCCACGCAGTATCGTAGTCGGTGGCGCTTTGCTTGACTATTACCTGGTTTTCTGTACCTCCTGCGGGGAAACCCTCACCAACAGGGCCTTGAATACCTTGAATACCTTGAACGCCTTGAATACCCTGAGGCCCTTCTGGGCCAACAGCTCCAGTCTCGCCTTGTATCCCTTGTATCCCTTGAACACCTTGATCGCCCTTAACACCCTTCTCAGTAACCGTTAATGAAGTTGAAGCGGGGGCAGTTACCGTTACTGTAGTTGAACCGTCAGCCGTTACTGTAATCGCCATGCTAGTTTGATATATCTTCGTTTACCCTAAATGACCCCTTAAGAATTGTGGTTACCTCGTCTCCTACTTTTTGCTGAATGTCATACACGTAAACACCGACAGGAAAGTCAGCCATAACGTCGGAAGAAGCGGTAACCTTTACGGTTCCACTATCGGAAATATCCACAAACTCAAATCCGTTACTAAGTTTTTCAGAAACCTTAGATTGAGACTTAGAAAGCGCACTAGAAGCAACAACCTCTCTTTGAGAGGAGCCAGACCTGTTTTGAGGCGGATTAGTTTTTACGTCCATTAAGAATTCATACCCAAGTGTATCTAATTGAATCAAGGTTCCGCTTGAATCCTTAAGGGTAAGCGTAATAGAAAAGGTGTCACCACGACGGCAGGTGATGTCTAACTTTTCTGATACGTCTAAGTTTACCTTGTTTGCCATTTTAACCTAGTAGTGAGTTTACAATATTGTCTACGCTGCTTTCAGACTCTGGAAGCTCACCCCTCTTTCCTTGTCGTTGAGAGAGAAGCTTGCTTTGCTCTGAAGATTGTTTTTTGACCCTTTCGTCTTTTCTGTCTTCTTTAAGCACTTCGAGTTTTTCCTTAAATTCTTGCTCTTCTGTTCTAAAGCCAAGAGTGGCCTGCGCTTTAATGAGCTCGATTTCCTTCCTAAATTGATGCTTGACTTGCTCCAATTGGGCTTCAAGCTGGTTTTTAAGCTGAAGTTGCTGGGCCTCTAACTGAGCCTCCATTTGCATTTCCTGCATTTTCGCTTGAGCAGCCATTTGAGCAGCCTGTTGAGCTGACTGAGCCTGTGCCTGAGAGTTCTGCATAGCCATTTCTTGCTGCTTTGCCATGCGTTTCTTGCGGCGAACGACCAAAAGGCGCTCCGCCTGATTAATGTCCTTCATGTTTCGGATCGCAATCGAGTCTTCGATATCGATCTCTTTTTGCTGCAAAGACATCTGAATGTTCTGCTCCAGGTAAGCTTTGTCTTGGTCCTCCATTTCCTTTACTATCTGCACCCCGAAATTGTACATAGGGAGATCCTTAAATGAAGAAAGAACCGACATATTTTCTTTTCCGATGGCGTTTTCGTACATCCTGTATAAAACAGAGTCAGGAGGTAAAATCTGAACGCACTTTACGATGTCTTCACAAACTCGCTTATACAAAACCATAGAGGCGTTCGTAATGTCATAAATAGCGTTGTTTCCAGCGGCGATAGCGTTTTGCTGAACACCAACAAGAGTGTCACCTTTCGGTGTAGAAGCATCCATCATCTCGTTGATTCCCGTAGCGTCACGAATCATACGTAGATAGTGGTTATACAGCCCGATCAACTCATTGATGTTTCGGATGCTATTTCCGATCTCTCGAACAGGGGGATTCTGGAAGCCACCTTCTGGGTTTTTGCTCCTATAATAAAATACACCTGTCTGCTCGTAGATGTCATGCAAGTCCAAAGGTTGCAGCTCTCCCCCTTTTCCTAGCTGGACGTTTTCCAACCCCTCAATATCAATAATCAACCCATCTGGTTTAGCTTTTGCGATTGCCTGCTGAATCTTAAGATGCGTAAGCTGAAGCATATCAGCAAATCCAGTGCAGCCATCCACCATAGACTTCGGCATCATATCCCGAATATTAGTGGCGGCAACAGAGTAAGAAAGCCTAGCCTTTGAGATGTCGTGAATATTCTTAGGGATGTTTCTCACCATGCCGTAGTTGAACATTAAGTCACACCCGTCCATTATGAAGCTCCCGCCATAGACTGTTGCGATCTCCATTTTATGGGGTTTTCTGTCAAAGACGCTTCCTTGCTTTTCTTCGTAATCGAATCCCTTCATAAAGAAATTCGTGTTGCCGAATCGGTTTTCTTTTTCTTCGAAGTAAATACAATCAACGGAAATAAATTCAAAGTCTAGGACGTCTACCATGTACTCGTCGTAGCCATACTCTTGTCGCATCATGCGCTGGTTGTACGAATGCTTGTTAAAAACGCTGGAGTTATTACCTTCCTTGTTTTTTACTGAATTGGCTATTTTCTCGAAATCCTCCTCTTGGAGCTCGTGGCCCGCGATTCTCTTTAGCTCCTGAATCGTTATAGTCTTAATGTGTCCCGCGTAAACCATATCGTTAAAACCAGGGTCTTCCGTATAGCTATGAATAAATCTAGCTGGATCCACATAATCTGTCTTAATCCCCTCATTTGGGTCGTTGCTTCTTTTTACGACCGCCATACCAAGAGAAACCAAATCGTTGACACACCTCCGCAGGGTATTGTCGTTGAAGTCATTCCACGAAAGGGTCATGTTTGTACCGATTTGAGCGGCGATCTCTGCGTCGGTCTTCACGTTAGTACCTAAAAGGATTTCGGCTTCCTCTAGGGAGTCGGGTAATTCATCTGGGTTGGTCCCGATGACCATGCCTGTTTCCTTTTTGAGTTGCTGTAGTTGCTTCTTAGCTTCTATTTGAATTTCTATTTTTCTCTTCTTGTTATTCTTTTCAGAAGAAGAAAGCGGATCTACGGCCTCTAGGTTTGGGTACGGGTTACGAGAAAGAATTTTATTTACTACCACCCGAACAAACTTCGGAAGGATAGGGACTGGAGTGTAGTCTAGATTCATAAGGCTGCCATCGCCGTCATTTGGATTGAGGGACCGCAGCAACTTCTTGTAAATGTTCGTATCCTGAGTGCCGTTAGCATAGTCTCGGTTTCGATCAAAAACAACATTGCGCTTTCCGTACAAAGACGTAGCACTGGTAATCTTACCCCACTGAGACTCAATAGCTTTAGCGTACTTAAGCCCGTAGTCTTTAGTCTTTTTTGTTTCCGTATCTGCAAGCGGGTCAGGAAAAGAGCCTTTACGTTTGTTGTTTGTATTATTCATGTGTCTAATGGAGCTCTACGCATATTCTGCAAATATAGCAAATCCATTCTAGACCTTGTATTTTCTAAAAAACACCTTTTCGTTGAAGTCGGTCCTAGGTTTTTCTTTTGCTTTTTGCGCTGCAAGCAATGCTAATCCAGAGCTAATGGTCAAGTCAAACTTGGTTCTTTTGTCGATCTTGAAGCCTATCCAATCCTCCAAGGTTTTGTTGAAATACATGTTGCCTACCTCGCCAGTCTCGTGATTGACTCCAACGCTTTCATGTATATACTTTTCTATAGCGTGAGCATGAGCCTGAATAACATCTTGAGAGTTTGATGGAATACCCTTTGTTTTTACATTGACATGAGAGGAAGAGCTCATTAGGTGCTTTGGACGATCCATTAAGTAACCATCGTAACCTCTTGACTCAAAGTACCTTGCGATACCATACTTGTTGTTCTCTATAAGTAGTGGGTAGCCGTAAAAAAAAGCGCACATCAACACATCCTCATAAAAGATACTAGCTAGATCTGGACGAGAAGCGTACTCCACTACAAACATTTTTGACGGGCGATTTACACTGAATTTGTTGTACATGTGTAGCGCACCTTTCGACCCTCTTCCGTCCACTGTAGCGTCAAGATCGTAGGAGTCAACACCTCCACATCCGTAGCTATCAAACGGAGCAACTCTCTTGCCCCTCTCTTGTTTAATTACATTTCTTTCGTTTGGATCTGGCATCCACTAACTCTAAACCTGCCGTTAGGGGTAGGAGAAAACACAGCTTCTTTGTCCTTTTCCCTCCATGTAAAATTACCCACCACTACGGGGTTGGGGTATAGTTCTTCGTTGTGTTCAATCTGTTGGTAGATCTTACCAATGTTGAATAAGCTCCCTTCAATACTGTCCCTGAAGGCTTCGTCTTCAGTGAAGGGGAACTGACGGGTCACCTCGTTTAACTCGGAAGGGTTGTCCTTAAAGGATCTTCGCTCGTTCTTAAGGTAAGACTTACTCCCCGAAAAGATATCTTCTCCGTCGATACCTTTTACAATACCATGTGTGTGTACGGTTTGGGAGGGGTCCTCAACAACAGGGATTCCATACTGATCAAAAAACCCCTCTAGCGCTTCGTATGCAGGAATGAATATGCGATACAGTCCAGACCTTGTTCTATCGTTGTTGTTTCTGTCGTTAGGATCAGAATCGTACCACAAACCTTTGTACTCCTCTCCCCCCTTATTCATAGGGTTTACCGTGCTGCCAACTAAAGCTTTTCCTATTACGCGCTTACCGACGATCAAGCATGTACGTTCAATGCGCCAGGCTTCACGTATATCCGTGGGCTTTTCCCACTTTCCAGCCTCGTCGAGGTACAGTATGTGTAGCTTTTCACCGTCATACGCATTGTTAGTGGTGTTTTTCCAGTTAATAACGGTGTTTAGAGCGTCTCCGCTGTGCGACGTCTTATTGTTTTTTGTTATTCGCTTTGAGGGTTCACGAAAAGCCAGTTCCATTCGTGGGTTCGTCGTGCCGTCCTGGATAGGTTTAAAGAAAAATGGGTAGCCGCGAAAAATCGCAACCACTTTCTTCATAAAAATATTTTCCTGAGCGTCTTTACCTGTCTTTGACTGAATGCCGAGAAGCTTCTCTTTAACTTGACTAGCTTCGTCCACAAGGACAGCAGAGCATATATTAGTGTAGCCAGAACGACGACACTTAGTATATAGCTGACCGAAACAACGAGGATCAGCTTCGCACGCAGCCATGTGGAGAAAGATTTCTTTCTGGAAAGCAAGGTATGATGGATATCCGATATCAATTTTAGACCATTGAAGAAACATATAGTGTCGCCCTGTAATATACGTAGGTTCCCCATTATTGTAAAACCACACACCGTCGCGCCGACGCTGAAACTCTTGCTCGACGTAAGAACGAAATCGTTTTCGAAACTCGGAAGGTTTTTCGAGCCACTCATCCATACTGCGAACCCTAAGCAGCTCTTCAGGCATAGCTGTGCGCTTCCACATTTGCATTGCCTTTGGGAGGTCATGGAAGAGAATTTCAGATCGCTTTGGTTTTTTCGGTAAAACAACGAGTAACCCGTGGAGCTCGATAACCTCTCCTTCTGTACCGTTAGGGTCGACCTTAATACCTTTAGTTTCATACCCCTTTATGTTTATTAAACTGGACATTAATAACTCTGGCCGTGTCTATTCATCCTCCCTAATGATGGGACTCCCTTTTTAGGGTTCTTGAGTTCCATTTGCTTTCCACAATCACACTGACCTTCAGGGTAATAGACCTCCCCATCCTTAAACTTCATGGTCAAGGTCTGAACCGACTTTTCAGCCTTGCATTTTTTGCAAATTAGATCTGGCATTTTTTTTAATTTAATTCGTACACCCGACAGGATTCGAACCTGTGACCGTCTGCTTAGAAGGCAGATGCTCTATCCAACTGAGCTACGGGTGCATATATTTACCTTTAGATAACCCGCTGTATTGTCTTGATTATCAAAGTTATAGTCGTCCCAGTAGATAAGCCCGCTAGGCTTATTTAGAGAAGCGTTCTGCGAATCCACCTGAGTAGTCTTTTTGTTGTTCGATTTCTCCATTATTCTTTAGTTCTTTAACCATTTGCTCTAGCCTCTGGCGCTCCACCAGGAGTTCTTTACAGTCAATAGCGGTTTGCTTTATAGACTGGAGCTCAGCCTTTCTGGAAGAGCCACCAGCTTCTGGGTCAACTGGCTTTTTAATCTCTTCAATCATGTT